GCCTCCCGGAAGCGTTCGGCCACACGCTCGACGGTCCACTCAGCCATGGCGCGCCTCCCGTGCACCGTAGAGCCGCTCGCCGATTCGGCGGATCAGTTCGCGCTCCGTCCAGTCCAGCCGGGCATCGTCCAGACCAACGACGAGCACGCGCTGCTCGCGCCAGCCCTGGCGCTTGACGGCTTCCACGTCCATCGGCTCGGGCTGCAGCCGAGCGAGCGGGCAGCGGTAGCGAGGCGTCGGGATGTGCATCTCAACCCTCCTGCGCCGCGTCGTGGCGCTCGATGGCCCAGTACAACAAGGCCAGCGCGTCGGCCTCGTTGTCGTCGGCGGGGCTGTGACCGCGGGCGCGGGCGGCGGCCAGCATCGCGTCTTTGCGCGCGTTGCCACGGCCCGTGGCGTGCTTCTTGATCGTGCCCACCGGCACGCCCGCATAGGGGATGCCGTGGTGCTCGCACCAGGCGGTGAGCGTGGCGAGGAACCCGCCATAGGCGTGCGCGGCGTCGACACCGGCGTGCCGGCGCACCTCCTCGAAGTACAAAAACTGAATTTCAGAAACCGATTGCTGAATTTCAGCAATCCAGCGGCGGAAGCGCAGGAAGCGCATGCCGCCGCCTTCGAAGCGCTGCGGCCGAAAGCAGACGGCGCCGCTGGTGATGTGGCCGCTGCGGTCGCGCAGCGCCCAGCCGGTGGTGGTGCCCAGGTCCAGGGCCAGGATCGTGGAGATCATCGGTTCATCCTTTCATCGGTGTCCGGTGACCGAAGGTGGCCGACGTGCCGTTAATCGGCTCTCACGTGCGCGCGCGCACGTGTAGAGGAATTACCGGCAGGCCAGTCACCTTCGGTCACCCTTGGGGTTTTAGTCGTCGCGGTATGGGAGCCGTGCGCCGTAGTCCTTCGGCTTGAGGGACAGCCCCGCCAGCCCCTTGGTGCCCCCGTGCAGCCGCGTGCGTTCGAAGCCGCGGTTGGCCAGTTGCTGTGCGAGCCAGCGGCTCGTGCCGACGTACTCGCCCCTGCGGCCGGCCCACTCTTGCCAGCGCTGGAACACGTCGGCCACGGCCACGCGGGCCTGCGGGTGGCGCTGCGCCTCCTCGTCAAGGAAGTCGCCGATCGCGTCCTCCTCCTCGAAATACTCGGCGGTGGCCGACATCACGCTGGCCGGGGGCTGTAACCCTTCGCGCTGCCAGGTCAGACACCCCTCGACCGCCCAGGCCATGATGCCGTCGCGCTCGGCCTGGAGCTTTTCGGTGAGCCGGCCATCGCGCTTGTCGGGCGGAATCGTCACCGTGAACGGGATCAGGTGCAGCCGCCGCTTCATCGCCTCGTCGATGTTGCGGATCGCAGGTTTGTGGTTGCCGACGATGACGGGCTTGAACTGGGGCGTGTAGGTGAAGAAGTCTTTGTGCATGAAGCGCGCGGCGATGCGGTCTCCGCCAGTGATGGCCTTGACCTTGGATTCGGCCCAGCGCCGCCCCTGCTCGGTCTCGATGGCGGAGACGAAGCGCGCCCCGCGCAGGCCCGCGAGGTCCGTGGGATGGCGCTCATGGCGTGTCTCGACGAACGTCTCCATCGAGGCGGTGGCCGCGTAGTCGCCCAGGATCGTGGCCACGGTGTTGACGAACACGCTCTTGCCGTTGGCCCCGGTGCCGTAGAGGAAGAACAGCGCATGCGCTGCCGTCGAGCCGGTGAGGCAGTAGCCGACCATGCGTTGCAGATACGCTTGGAGTTCGGCGTCGCCGCCGGTCACGTCGGCCAAGAAGGCCCGCCAACGCGGACAGTCGCCGCGAGGCGTGGCGGTGGCGAGCTTGGTCATCCGATCGGCGCGCGCGTGCGGGCGCAGCCGCCCAGTGCGCAGATCGACCACGCCGTCTGGCGTGTTCAGCAGCCAGGGATCGGCATCCCACTCGTCGGCCGTCGAGGCATGCCGCCGGTCGGTGCGCGCCAGCCGCTCCACGCCGCCCACCGTGCTGCTCGCGGCGAGCTTGGCCGCGAGCCGATGCGAGTCGGCCTTGAGCGCGGCCTCGCGGCAGATCGCGCGGATGAGGTGGTGCACCAGCAGCGTCTCGTCCACCTGCCAGCGCCGGCCGTCCCACACCAGCCACTTGCCCCAGGCTGAGCAGTAGCGCCAGTCCTCGGCGTAACGCGCGGTGAAGGTGAGCGCCAGGGCGTCGTCGGTGGCCCAGACGGAGGGCTCTTGTGTGGACTGTCCGCTGGCGGGCTTGATGCTCATCCGTGGGCCCGCGGCGATGAAGGCGGCGACGTCGAAGCCTTCGGCCGCGGCGTCGGCCACATCCCACCCTAGGGGCTTGTCGTCGGGCGGCAGCAGCACGTCGCAGGTGGCGGCGCCGGCGGCGAGTGCGGCCTGCGCGGCGGCCATCGCATAGTCCCAGCCCGGCTTGTCGCGGTCGGGCCAGATCAGCACGGCCTTGTCTTTGAGCGGCGACCAGTCGGTCTTGTCCACCGGGGCGTTGGCCCCGTGCATCGCGGTGGTGGCGCACACGCCGGCGTCGATCAGCGCTTGCGCGCACTTCTCGCCTTCGACCAGCACCACCTGTGCGGCGTTGATCATCCCTGGCTGGTTGTACAGCGGCCTCGGCTCGGGCGGCGTCATCTTGCGGCGCTTGGCATCCCACGGCCTGAACTCCTTCTTGCGTCCCGGTGGGTCGTAGCGGTAGACGACGGCGATGAGCCGCCCCTGCGCGTCGAGGTAGTCCCACTTGGCGGTGGCGGGGCCCAGATCGTCGGTCGGGATTTCCTTCTTGCGGCGCTTGCGCACCGCTGCGGTGGGGGCGCGGCCGACGAGGTCTTCGGCCAGATCGAGGATGCGGGCAAAGTCGCGCTCGGCATCGAGGCCGTGATGGGCGGCGATGAGGTCGAAGACGTCACCGCCTTCGCCCGTGGCCCGGTCGGTCCACAAGCCCGCCTTCTCGCCTGCGAGCACCACTTCCAGGCTGTCGCCGGGGCTACCCAGCACGTCGCCGATCAGGAACTTGCCGCGGCGCGTCCGACCGGCGGGGAACAGGGTAAACAGCAGCGGCTCGAGGCGGGCCAACAAGGCCGCACGGATCCGATCGCGCTCGTCATCAAGATTGCGCTGCAGCGCGGCAGCAGGGTCGTTGAAGTCGATCATTCGCCCTCCTCGACTTCATCCTTTTGCAGCGCATCCCGCTTGTGCGCAGCCGTGCTGCAGGCCGCCCAAGCCGACAGTTCAGACAGCCGGTAGCGAACGAGACCGCCCAGCAGGTAGTGCGGAATCCGATACTTGTTGCGCATCGCCGGATCGGCGAACCAGTAGTACGGCAGCCGCAGCGACGCGGCCGCCTGCTTGGCGTCGATCATGGGTTCGACGCCGCCAATGAATGTCCTGTCCCGGCTCATGTGGCCCTCCAACACCGGTCCTGCCAAGGGCACAGCCGGCATTCGACGTGAGTGGGATCGGCGAAGCCGCGCGGCAGCAGCTCGCCGGCGTCGGTGGCCGAGATCACTTTGACGGCGCGATCCGACATGCGCTGCGCAAGCAGGGCATCGAACGGCACCCGCTCGGCGTAGAGCTCCATCGTGTCGGCGTTGACCGCGGTGAACAGCGCCGGGTGTTCGTGCAGGCCCAGATAGGCCTGGTAGACGGCCACCTGCGCGGCGTAGATCGGCTTGGCCACGGCCAGGCGGTGCTTTTCGAGCTCGCGCCAGGACTTCGCGCTCAAGCACTTGTTCTCCCACAGCGCGGGGTAGCCAACGCCCGGGCCGAGATCCGGCCCGGCGACGAGGATTCCGTCGACATGGCCCTGCAGGCGTCCGTCCAGGGCCGAGAAACCGAAGGGCTCACCGGCGTCGTCGCGCGTGCGCAGGTCGAAGCCTGCGGCGCGCAGCCAGGCGGCCATGCAGTCCTCGATGACGTGGCCACGCTCGAACACGCGCAGCAGACGGCCGTCGGTCTCGCGGCCCGGATCGACCGGCGCGTCCGCGAACTCGTACTGCAACGCGCGCTCGCACGCGGCCCCCAGGCGTGAGGCGCCGAGGTAGGTGCGGCGCGGCTGCGCCGCGCGAGCTTGCTGCATGGCCGCGTCGATCCGCGCCGTGAGCTGACCCGAGAAGCTCCTGGAGGCGTTGAAGTCCATCATCGCCGTGCCTCCTTCCGTGGCGCTTTGGAGGCCGACTTCGGCTCCTCCCACGGCAGGTCGTCTTCCAGATCCGCGAAGGGGTCGGACACGGGGTCTTTCAGGCCCCGCACCGGTGGGTACTTGCTCGCCTCGTGGTGCGCGACCATCGCCTCGGTGTAGCAGGTGACGATCGCATCGATCACCTGCAGCGCCTCGGCTTCCGAGTACGCCCCGAGGGGTTTGTCGAACCCGATGCCCTCGGCCGCCTCGCCGAAGGCCCTGAGGCACTTTCGCATCGCGGCCAGTTCGACTTCAGACGGATCGATCATCGCGACCTCCGTCTTGTCGATGCGCCCTTCTTGCGCCCGCAGCCAGTTGCCGTAGAGCGCGTGAAACGCCTCTTGGCAGCGCCGCGAGCAGAACACCCAGTCGATGGGATAGCGCCGCGCGTCGCCCACCGCATGGCGTAGATCCAGGTGGCCGTAGCCGCGCGCCTGTCGTTGGCAGACCCAGCATTTCACGCGCCCTCCCTCTTGCGCTTGGAGAGGGGGCATCCCGGCCTTACACCTTCCAGGAAGCCATCGGCTGTCAGGTGAAAGGTCGTGCCAGGATGCGCACAGCGGCACAGGCGGATCATCTCGCTCTGGTACGCAGGTGTGCAGTCTGCGCAGTACTGGCTCTCGCTCGGAGGGACGCGTCGGGCGGTCTCGCGCCATTGGCGGAACTGGGCCTCGCTGGAGAAGCACGGCGGAAACGCGCCCACACGGGCAATGCGTTGTGTTGCCATCGTCACCTCCTCACTGCGCCCAGGTCGGCTTGCCCGGCACGGCGGGACGCTGCGCGACGGCAGGCGCGGGCATCGCATGGGGCGGAACCACCGCCGCTGGCGCGCCGGAGGAGCCGCTGCCCGGGGTCTTGGGCGGCACGCCCATCAGCCGGGCGTAGTCCGGGTGGTCGGGCTCGACGGCGCTCTTGACGACGTTCTTCAGTTCCCCGCGGCCGTCCTTCTCGACGTCGATGCGGGCGAGGAACTCGATGCCGTCGAGCTCGTGGAAGCCCTGGATGCGCCGCGCGGCGGCGGCCTGCGGGCCGTTGTCCTGGGGATGGACGTTGCGGGCGCTGTTGAGGATCGCGCGCACGAAGCTGCGGCCCATCTGACCCCAGGCCGGGCCCTTCGGGGAATGCAGGCCGATGTTGCTCCAGAGCTTGCGCCGGGCGTACTCGCCCTCCAGCACCACGAACTCGGCGGCGAGATAGACCGATCCCGTCTCGAAGCTCTGGGTAGCGTAGCCGCCCGTCCAGCCCTGCGCCGGGTCGTCGAAGCCCCCGGGCTTGAGGGTCATGCGCACGCGGGCGAGCGTGCCCTTGGGGATGAGGTCGAAGCTTTGCTGCTGCTGCGCGTCGTTGAAGTCGTTCCAGGCGGTCATGGATCACTCCTTGGATGTCAGGATTCGAGTGGCGGCGGCGCACTTGTCGATCAGCGCGCGCAGGTTCGGCGGCTCCAGCAACTCGAGCTGGCCGGAGCGGTCCTTGGCCGGATAGCCGTAGGGATTGACGGTGTGGCAGACGAAGGCGCGGTAGCTGCTTGCGTCCTCGGCCTTGATCTCGGCCAAGGTGACCACCTCGTCGACGATGCCGGGCAGTTCCGCGGCGGTCTTGGCGCCCTCGATCTGCGGCACGAACACCTTGCGGTTGAAGTCGTCGATGCGCTCGTCGAGTATGGCCACGAACACCACGTGCTTGCCGCGCGCGTGCTGCAGGTGGGTCAGCGCCCCGATGAGTTCCGAACCGAGCAGGCCGTAGGCGCCCCGGGTGTCGGGCTTGCCGGTGCGCTCGCTGTAGGCCTGCGGTTGGGTCTTGGCCCAGACGAGCGCCAGACGGGCGAGCACCGTGATGCTGTCGACGAAGTAGGTGTCGTACTTGGCCAGCTGCGCCGGGTCGCCGTAGCGCTCGCACACATGCCGGTGGTGCGCCTCGGAGAACGGCGCGTCGGCCGGCAATGCCGGGTTCGGGCCGGCGAGGAACACCGCGAGATCGCGGAACTCCGGCCAGGTGGCCGGCCGCACGCAGTCGCCGCGCCAGTCCTTGACGGCCAAGTCGCCGGCTTCCAGATCGACGAACAGGGTCGAGGCTTCGGGCAAGGTCTTCAACTGGCTGGTCTTGCCGATGCCGCTCTTGCCCAGCAGCACGAGCTTGACGCCTTGCTTTTCGCGCAGCCGCTCATCGGCGGTGATGATGGGAAGGGCCATCACGCCACCTCCCGCAAATGCTCGGCCACCTGAGGGTTCCAGAGGATCTGGTAGCCGCTGTGCCCGTTGCGGGAGTACGGCATCGCCTCGGCCCAGGCCTTGCCGGCCTCGGTCAGCTCCCACTCGTCGCGCTCGTTGCGCCATTGCAGGCCGTGCTGGGCCAGGCGCTGGTTGGTGGCCTTGGCCGACAGGCCGAGCAGCCTGCCGAGCTGGGTGGCGTTGAGCGAGCAGATCGCCTCGTTCGCGGCGGGCAGCGCGCGGCGCAGCATCTCGACCGCCAGGCCCGTGTTCTCCTGGATGCAGGTGAGCGTGGCCGCCATCGCGATGCCGGGTTTGACCCCCGGTACCTTGGCCACGGCCTCGCCGATCAGCAGGATCGAGGCCACCCGGTCATGGGTCGAGGCAGGCAGGGCCGGTGTTGCCGACAACGCGTAGCGACCGGTCTTGCGGATGGCAGGCAGCACCTCGTGGGTCACCCAGCGCTTGAAGCGCTTGGCCTCGGGCTTGCGGCTGCCCAGCACCAGGCTGTAGAGCCCGGGCTCGTTGACGACGGTCATCTCCTGCTCGCCGCCAAGGGTCGGAATTGAATTCCGCCCCTTCTCGTCATCGTCCAAGCGCGCGACAGCCTTGTGGGTCTCGGGCAGGTGCAGGGCTGCGCAGACATCAGCGGCGACGAACCAGGGTTCGCCTTGGGCATCCGTGACGACCCGGATCGGCCGGCCCTCGAAATCGAACGGAATCAGTTCGGTGTGCATGGTTCACTCCTCCGAGACGAGGGCCAGCCGAAACGTGGGCTTGCCGGGCTTGACGGTGCGGGCAGCCTCGAACTGCGCGCGCAGCGCCGTGGGCCAGGCGTTGAAGCGGGACTCGGACACCGAGTACTCGACATCGAGGTAGTCCTCGACGCGCTCGCCGGCGGCGGCGATGCGCCGGGCCATCTCCGACAGTCGCGCCTGGTCCCAGGCCACGCGCTTGGGGAGATCGACGGTCACGCGCAGCGGCCCCTCGTTCAGATGCACGACGCCGAAGTCCTTGCCGGCCGCCAGGCGCGCGGCGCGGGCCTGCTCGCCGTAGGCGGCGTCCAGCGCAGCGTCGAACTTGGCGCGGGCTTGCTTGAGCCAGGCGAGCGCTTCGTCCAGGTGGCGGCTGATCTCGGCCTTTTGCTCGGGCGGCAAGGCCGCGAGCTGGCCGATGGACATTGCGGCGATGTCGGCGGGGTAGAGGGTGAGGTCGTTCATGGCCGCGCTCCTCACTGGTACGCCCGCAGCGAAGTCGAGTAGCGCGCCACGCGCCGCTCATAGGCCTCGATGTCGGAGATGAGGTAGGTGACCCGGGCGCCGACCTTGCAAAAGACCGGGCCCAGCTGCTCCTGCCGCCAGCGGCGTAGGGTGTGGACGGAAAGTCGCCAGCGGGCGGCGAGTTCGAACTCGTTGAGCGCGACCGGCGTCGTGCCCTCGGGGGGTGCCGGATAGAAGTTCCGGGTGGATCGAACAGTTGCAGGATGTTTCTGCATGGCGGGGCTCCTTCTGTTTGGGAGCCCTCATTGAATGGCCCGGCGCTTTGGGCTTGGGCGAGCGTTTTTTAGGCGTTCACTAGGCGCGGCCCGACCGGTGGCGGGCTGGAAGTTCCATTTAAGTCATTGATTTGCATGTTGTTCGCGACGGCTTTTCGATTATTGCGATTTCGTTTGTTTCGTTTATAATGCCGTTGTCGCATCTGATCCGACCAGGAGAGCCCCATGACGACCCCCGCCATTCCCAAGGCACTGCCATCGGCCGAGGACATCGCGCTGGCTCGGGAGTCCTCGCGCGTGCTGTCCACCGTCCTGCAGACGCGTGCGGAAACGCAGCAGATCGACTTTCACGACGACAAGGGCGCGGTGCGTTCGGTGACGCTGCCGACATCGGCACTGCGCCTGCTGCTGGACGTGCTGACCGAGATCGGCCAAGGCAACGCGGTCACCCTCATTCCCATCCATGCCGAGCTGACGACGCAAGAAGCAGCCGACCTGCTCAACGTCTCGCGGCCCTTCCTCGTCCAGTTGCTCGAGAAGGGTGAGATCCCGTTCCACAAGATCGGCACGCACCGGCGCGTGCGCTATCAGGACGTGATCGCCTACAAGCACCGGATCGATGCCCAGCGGCGCAAAGCCCTGGATGAACTGGCGGCCCAGGCCCAGGATCTCGGCATGGGGTATTGAGGCGGATGAGCTCGCACTTCGCCGTCATTTACGACGCCTGTGTGCTCTATCCGGCGCCGCTGCGCGACCTGCTCATGCACCTGGCGCTGTCGGATCTGTACCGGGCGCGCTGGAGCGACATGATTCACGATGAGTGGACGCGCAACGTCCTGGCCAAGCGCCCCGATCTCACCCAAGACCAGCTCGAGCGGACACGCCGGCTGATGAACGCCCACGTCCGCGACTGCCTGGTCACCGGCTTCGAGTACCTGATTCCCTCGATCGATTTACCCGATCCGGATGACCGGCATGTGGTGGCGGCCGCCATCCACGCCGGCGCCAGCCTGATCGTGACCTTCAACCTGCAGCATTTCCCGGCCGAGGCGCTCAAGCCCTACAACCTGGCGGCTCAGCATCCGGATGATTTCATCGTCGATCTATTGGATCTGCAGCCGGCCCGGGTGCTGGAGGCAGCGGCCCGCCACCGGCGATCACTGAAGAACCCGCCCAAGACGGCGGACGAATATCTGGACACCCTGCTGGCGCAGGGGCTGACCCAAACCGTGGCGGTCATGCGCCCATGGATCATGGCCATGTGAGGGCCTGAGGCGTTTTTCGGGAGGGAGCGTGGGCAAGAAGACCCTGACCAACGTGCACTGCCTGCTGGAGTTGACGGACAAAGCGCCAGCCCATGTGCTGAAGTCCTTCAGTACCTTGCCGGAGTGCCAGGCACTGGCCCGAGGATTCGACTGGTCGCAGGACGCAGCCGGACTGCCACAGGCGCTCGCCGAACACATCAAGCACCTGCGCAAGGAGCAGTGCGCGCCGGCCGAGCGCGAGGCACTGCGTGTGCTGCGCCTGTCCACGCCGCGCAGCGCGGCTGTGCTCTCAACGGTGGCCGAGCAGCTCTATGACGAGGACCTGATCGCGTGTTTTCGGGGGCAGGATGGCGGCGAGGTCGGGCGTGCGGTCTGGATGCGCACCCACTCGGAGGAGACGGCCAAGCTGTTCGACACCGCCGAGTCCATCGTCAACACCCGCGACCTGCGCGGCAACAAGCGCCTGCACGATGCCTTCGACGTGCCCGGCGATGCGCCGCCCTTCCTGTGGAACGACGGCATCAAGAAGGCCTTGGAAGCCCAGCTGACCCTGGCCATGCGATTGGCCGAACCCTGCGAGGTCATCTACGTCCCGCTGGGAGAAGAAGACCGCAGCGGACAGACGAACACCACGCATTACCTGGTCGTGCGCTTTGCCGGCGAACAGGTGGCAGCGGTGGAGATGCGCAACCGCCAGCGCAAGAGCTTCTTCTACTTCCCAGCGCGCGACGCCACCCTCATCTACGCGCCGCACCGCAAGATGCTCGAGGTCTATGCCGCCACCTTGACCACCCGCGCGCCACTGGCCAATGTGCTGTCCAAGCACGGCTTCAAGGCTCCGCTGTCCAACCGGCCGCTGGACCGCTCACGCTACGATCTTGCCCGCTTTGCTCGACCACTCCAGGATGAGAAGCCTCGGCTGGACGGCGCGCAGGTCGAGCGGCTGTACCTGGTGGAAGCCAAGGCACTGCTCGGCCACGCCACGGATGCGGTAACGCTGCATATCGACAGCGGCGCGGAACTGCACGAAGTGATCGCGGCGCGCTGGGGCGACCATCCGTTTTCTCATCCGGGCATGCTGCTGGGCGTGACCTTGGTCGCCGAACTGGTGTTCGAGGGCGAGTCCCATGTCACCCCGTTGGCTATCGTGCTGGCCGACCCTGGGCGTTGCAGCCTCTCGGGCGAGAAGGATGAGCGCCTGCGCCGCGTGGGTTTTCAGCTGCTCGAAGCCCTTGGGGTACGTCGGCCACTGCATCCCGGCTCCGGCCGTGACGACCCGGCCCTCCTCGCGCAAGTGTCCAGGCTCCTTGAGAACGCGACCAGTCCGATGGATGGCTTCGCGCTGGCCAAGCTCGGCATCGACATCACACGGCTCGAAGACGAGGGCATCCTCATCGAAGGCGACCGCATCACCGAGATGACCATCCCGTTGGACGATGGTCCGCCGATGACGGTGACGCTCGAGCGCTGCGTCGACGCCGACCAGGTTCGCTACCGTGACCCGCTCACTGGCAACGACGTTGTCTTGCCCGCCCGGCACGCCCGGCGTTGGAAGGTGCGGCTGGACTGGCTGCGCGAGGAACTGGTCACGGGGCTGGGATCTGCACTCAAGGCCGTGCGCGGCCAACAGTTCGACGCGGACGATCCGGTGTTTCTTGGCGAGATGGACATCGACGGCCAGGCCGTCGCGATCTACTTCGCATCCCGATTGTCCCACCCGCGCAAGTTTGCCAAGGTGGACGCCGCGCTGCGCCTGCGCCCGCGGGGGGTGGCAGGGGTGGTCCTCACCACGGCTTCTGCGCCATATCCTTTCGCAGGAACCAACGTCGTGATCCCGATCGAGGACGTACTGGCCAATGACGACAGCAGGACGGCCATAGACCTCGAACGGCTGAAGGTCGCCTACCGCCACCAGCAGCTGGCGGCAATGGGAGGCACGACGGTCGCCCTCAAACGCTCGCCTGACGGCTATTCGGCAACGCTGTACGTTCCGGGCAAAGCGCCCTGGCAGGTGACGGGCAAAGGCCGGATCACCGTCCTGCAGCGGCTGGTGGAGGCATTCCTCAGTGGCTCGCCTCACGTCAATACGAAGCAGCTGATGGACGGCATCGGCTGCACGTCACCGGCCAACCTCTTCACCGGCAAGCACTCGCCGTGGCGCGACTACATCGAACGCGTGCCTGGAACGCGGGCATGGCAGCTCAAGCTAACGTCGCTCGATGTCGTGATCATCGATGACAGCGAGGCGGACGAGGCGACCGCCGAGGCTGTACGCGAAGAAGCCTGATATCCGCAGGGCCAGGCCACGCAGCACTTGTCCGATTAATCGGCGTTGCGATCCGCTTCGGACATCTGCACTCATCATCCTGACGGTTTCGATTCCTTGGAGCCGTCATGAAGAACCTCGAACTGCCTTCTCCCGCGGACATGAGCGCTGCCGCTCGCGCGGGTGAGATCACCACCATCCTTGCGGCTGCCATCGTCCGCACCCGTGTCGCGCCGGCGCCAACGCAGCGCGAAGTTGACCTTGGCTATCTGCCCGACCAGCGCGTTCATACAACCCCCTCTCAACAGGAGCCGTTGTGATGAACGACATGAACGACAAACAAGCTTCCGTCGCCGCGCGGATCGCCGAACTGGGCCACCTGCCGATGGCCGAACTCTGGGTCATCTGGGACCGGTATTTCGAGCGCCGGCCCGAACATCCGAATCGCACGCACGTCGAGTCCCGCATCGCCTACAAGCTGCAGGAGGAAGCCTTCGGCGGACTCGCACCCGAAACGCGCCAGCGCCTGGAGGCCATCGGCGTCAAGCACTCCAAGATCAAACTGCGCGCGCGCCCGCGCAAGTTCGACTTCGCGCCCGGTACTGTGCTGCTGCGCGAATGGGGCGAGCGCGAGCATCGGGTCACGGTCGACGCGGACGGTCTCTTCGAATACGAAGGCCGCCGCTTCAAGAGCCTGACCGCGGTGGCGCGCCACATCTCGGGCACCCACTGGTCGGGGCCGGCGTTCTTTGGCTTGAAGGGGGG